CGTATCAATCCCATACAAGGAGCTTTTACTGTTGAAGGGGACGATTTGCACGCTAATTGCGTTCGATTTCAAGAAACTCGTCGTCATAATTTTCGATTTTCCGACGTCGACGTTTTGTATCCTTGGCTGCTTTGCAATGACGGTAATATTACTCGAGAGATGGAAGTCACATTTTCTGTGATTTCCATGAACTTGGATTTTGGCGGTCTCCTCCTCAATGAACCTTTATTGGAGGGACAAGGGCTGAGTATCGAGCTGCTCGATCCCAGTTTTTCTGATCGCCCTTGGGACGAGACGAAAGTCGTGGTTCGAGGTATGCTACGATTCAGTGAATTCTTGTCCCCCGCACATTATTATTCTATTATCCCTGTTTTGATTCGACACATGTTGAAGGATCCTCACAATTCTGAGATTCAGGATGTTATCGTTGAGATTTACGATTTAATGGAGCCACGGGTTGTCGCTCAAGGCGATAGCTCTGAATCTCCTCTTAATCTCGATGAACGCGCGCGTGTTCGGCGTATTTCCGAAATGGAAGTTGCGACCCGTCACATACAGCGGTTTTCAAAGTATCGAAGACCCGAACCGCAGCCTGAGTTTGACATTTATGATGAGGAAACGTACTGGAATAAAGTTGAAGGTTTCAACTTACTAAAATCCAAAGGTAGACCTCAAATTCCGAAGGGTTTGCGTGTCACTAATCAGATGTGGGAATATCATAAGCGTGTTCTCGCCGATTATGATCGCGAACGCCAGAAAATGCATTTTAACAAGATATATCCGGTGTATCTATCGAATTCTCGTCTTAAGCGCTTTGGAAAAGGACGTAGCGAAGATTTCGCTCGTAAGCTTAAGAAACAGATGTGGAAACGATTTCAACAGACGGGCTCATTGGAAGCGCAAGGTTTGTTTACTATGAAATTGGGATGCAAACGACGCGCTAAGGGCCTGTATCTACCGGAATTAGTCCTCGAAGCCAACCCCAATCAAATTGGGGCAGTAACATCACAAGCTGTAAGTTCCTTGCGTGGTCAGTCGAATGAGATTGGACGTGAGTTGGCATCTGGTGCTCTTGAGCAAGCCGAAGTCGTAGGAAATAACCTGATACAAAATGCAGCCGATACCGTCAAACGGACAATTGGCGACGTGAGCAACCAAGCCGGTTATGGTTTTGCTGACGGTATTGTGCGTCGTGTACGTGAAGAAGCCGAGCGGATGTTTGGGACAGGAAATTCCGCTATGCTCAAGGTCGTGAACACTGCTCTGACAGTTTTCTTGGTCATTACCGATCCAGATATCGAGTGGGCCTTGAAGGGAGCGATCTTGATAGAGATTTTGCAAATTGAGAACACTTTGCTTCAAACATTGCAGTCGCTTCTGTTGGCCAAGACGACGTATTCACGCTTTTCTAAGCGGCGCGTAGTCGAAGAGGTCACTGAACCAGAAGTGATCGAGGCGCAAGGATCTGAAGAGGATTCGGGCGTTGTGAATGCTCTGTTCACCGTTTTTGGTCGCCTAATCGGAGCTACGGATGCGATCAACTTGCCAGGCTCAAAAGTCGCCAAATTCCTCGTTTTATGGGGTAACGCGGCTAAAGGGCTTGAGCATCTTGTTACGTTTGTGTTGAAAGGCTTGAAGTGGGTGGTTAATTATTTTTATGAGAAGATTTACGGCGTGCCTTGGCTACCAGCTCAGAGTCTTGAATTTTATGAGAAGATAAAGAGTTGGAATGAAATCCGCATCCAATTCGAATTGAAGGAACGTCTAGGAGAGGCGACAGCTAATACCTATCGTATGTTTCTCATTCAATGGAAAGATATTTACCAGCCTCTGCACAAGGTCGTCTCCACAGTCAATGAGCCGGCGATAAAGATATATTGGGCCGATGTCGAAAGGAAAACAGCGTTATTGTACCAGCGCGCTCGTGAGAGTGTCGCACAAGTTGGTAAACGCAATCGTCCCGTTGGTGTATTGTTTTGTGGCTCAACGGCTCAAGGCAAATCGACCATTCTTCGCTCGCTCTGTTGTTTAATCGCTGAACGTATAGGGTATCCGTACGAAAGACCCGGCGAATTGATTTATGCTCGTAATCGCAATGAGGAGTATTGGTCGGGTTATAAGGACCAGTTGTTTGTAGCGATTGATGAATTTTTGAGCGCTGATGACAAAGAAGCTACTCAGAAGGAGTGTGATGATTTATTGTCGATTGTCAATGATTTTGACTTCACGCTTAACATGGCGGCTTTGGAAGATAAAGGAAAAGTCTTCACGTCTCGGTTTGTGCTTGCCACGAGCAACATCGGACGGACAACAACTAAGTCCGTTGACGAGATGGAACGTACATTGGAATCTTTTTCTGGACCCCAGTCAGTCACAGCGGCGATGCGTGCTCCTGAAGCTGTTTTTGGACGCTTTGGGAAGCATATTTATCGGGTCAGGATGATTAACAAAATTCCCCGCGTCAAAGGCGTCGACCCTTCTGACTTGGCATCACAGGCGATTGATGCTTGGGCATTCGATCGTTATGATTATGTCGTTGACGAATCACGCAAG